CTACTTCTTCGCCTCTGCAACCACTTTGCTACCCACGCCGCGGTTATTGTATTCCCACATGCGGTTGTAGTTAGTGTCATTCAGATTGCGCTGTACTTCGTCGTTATCATCAACGCTGCCGGTGTTACCCGCAAATGGACGATTAGAGATCACCGCATCAGCCCACGGTTTGGCTGTGTTAAAACCTTCGTTGATGGCGCTATCACGGATCACTACCTGACCGTTGGTATTGGCATCAACATCCAGCGAGCGGCCCAGTTGCGCCACGCCATCACCGGAAGCATTGAAACGGCTGTTTACGGCGAGGAAACCGTAGTAAATGTTGGACAGCGTAGCCGGTGCAAACACATACGCTTCTTGCTGGGTACGGGAGTTCACCACGCGGAATTCGGTGTTATCGAACACCACTGCGCCGCGACCAGAAACGATATCCACATCCCCTTCAATATAGCTGTTGGTCACCAGCGTACGCGGCTGACGATTCGTTTCCAGACGGTTCTGCACACCGCTGTTGGTGACAAAGAAGGTGTTCTGACGACCGAGAATGTTGACGTTATTGATCTGCACTTTGTCGCCATCAGTACGCAGTGCCACCGCCGGATGGTTACCCGCATCTACGCTATCGCCCAGCGTGTTTTCGATGGTCAGGTTTTGCAGTTGCAGGCCATTGTTTTGTGACCAGAAGACCGCAGAGCAGAGAACACCGATACTGTCGCTGCGTTTACTCTGGCAGCTATCGTACATATACCACGCCGGTTTACCTGGCATATATTTGCCGCGCGGGTTGACGTCGTGACGCCAGTCGGCAGGGCTCATGCCACCATCAAGGGAAAGCCCAATCTTCACATCAATCGGTTTTTCACCCGTACCGTACAGAGTAATTCCACCCGGAGCGGCAGGGACATACACCGTTCCCTGATACTCACCAGGCATCACGGCAATATACTGGCGCTTGTTGGTACGCTTGATAATTGCCGCATCTACCGCCGCCTGAATCGTGGTATGCGTTACACCTTGAGTACCCGCCGGGCCGACAACAAAGTCAGGTTGCGCAGGCAGGGTAATCGGGGAAGGATTCCACGCTGCCGCACCTGGTGTCAGGGATGCAAAATAGTGTTGAGCATCGAAATTCTGCGCTTCTTTTGCCGACAGAATCGGGCGCGAAGAGGTACCAGGCGCGGTTTGATCAGAAGGACGTTGATCGGGCGGTGTTGAGCTACAGGCGGTCAGCGTCACGCCAAAAGCCAATGCCAGCGCCAGACGGGAAACTGAAAATGTGTTCACAGGTTGCTCCGGGCTATGAAATAGAAAAATGAATCCGTTGAAGCCTGCTTTTTTATACTAAGTTGGCATTATAAAAAAGCATTGCTTATCAATTTGTTGCAACGAACAGGTCACTATCAGTCAAAATAAAATCATTATTTGATTTCAATTTTGTCCCACTCCCTGCCTCTGTCATCACGATACTGTGATGCCATGGTGTCCGACTTATGCCCGAGAAGATGTTGAGCAAACTTATCGCTTATCTGCTTCTCATAGAGTCTTGCAGACAAACTGCGCAACTCGTGAAAGGTAGGCGGATCCCCTTCGAAGGAAAGACCTGATGCTTTTCGTGCGCGCATAAAATACCTTGATACTGTGCCGGATGAAAGCGGTTCACGACGAGTAGATGCAATTATGGTTTCTCCGCCAAGAATCTCTTTGCATTTATCAAGTGTTTCCTTCATTGATATCCCAAGAGCATCAACATGCAATGTTGTTGGGATGGCAATTTTTACGCCGGTTTTGCTTTGCTCGACATAAAGATAGCCATCTACGATATCAGACCACTTCATTTCGCATAAATCCCCAACACGCTGCCCGGTAACAACAGCCAGTTCCATTGCAAGTCTAAGCCAACATGGTGATGATTCTGCTGCTTGATAAATTTTCAGGTATTCGTCAGCCGTAAGTCTTGATCTCCTTACCTCTGATTTTGCTGCGCGAGTGGCAGTGACCGGGTTTGTTGTTATATGGCCTTCAGCTATTGCCTCTCGGAATGCATCGCTCAGTGTTGATCTGATTAACTTTGCTGACGCCGCCTTGCCCTCGTCTATGTATCCATTGAGCATTGCTGCAATTTCTTTTGTGGTGATGTCTTCAAGTGGAGCATCAGGCAGCCCCCTCCTTATTGCTTTAATTTTGCTCATGTAATTTATGAGTGTCTTCTGCTTGATTCCTCTGTTGGCGAGGATTTTTTCGTAGCGATCAAGCCATGAATGTAACGTAACAGAATTATCACTGTTGATTCTCGCTGTCAGAGGCTTGTGTTTGTGTCCTGAAAATAACTCAATGTTTGCCTGTATAGCTTCAGTGATTGCTATCCTCCTGTCTCGGCCTAATCCAAACTCTTTACCCGTCCTTGGGTCCCTGTAGCAGTAATATCCATTGTTTCTTATATAAAGATTAGGGGGTAAATCCCGGCGCTCATGACTTCGCCTTCTTCCCATTTTTGATCCTCTTCAAAAGGCTACCTGTTACTGGTCGATTTAAGTCAACCTTTACCGCTGATTCGTGGAACAGATACTCTCTTCCATCCTTAACCGGAGGAGGGAATATCCTGCACTCGCGTACCCATCGACGAACTGTTTCAAGGCTTCTTGGGCGTCGCTGGCGTGCGTTCCACTCCTGAAGTGTCAAGTACATCGCAAAGTCTCCGCAATTACACGCAAGAAAAAACCGCCATCAGGCGGCTTGGTGTTCTTTCAGTTCTTCAATTCGAATATTGGTTACGTCTTATTCGATGCGCACTCCTGGTATTTCGCCTTTTGATATTGCGAAGTCATAAATTTGCGCAGCACTATACCCATCTCGCATCCATGAATCTAATGCGCGAATAGCCTCGCTACGCTTTTTATCTTCTCTCTCATTTTTGATATCAACGAGGACATCAACGCAATTAAGGCAAATGTGGATTTTGTCCTTACATTCGATCATGGCGGCTTTACCATGATTTCCGCCACACAGTGAGCATAAATCTTCAGGGTCTGGCTGGTATTTCTGTAACGTTAGATGGTTGAATGTTGAACAGGCCATAATCATCTCCATAAAACAAAACTCGCCGTAGCGAGTTCAGATAAAAGAAATCCCCGCGAGTTCGAGGATTGTTATTCATTGCCGATATTCACCTTTATCGCGAACACCTTTACCGGTTTATCGCCGAAGTGCGGATGTGTGATTGTCTTGATTTCATATCCGTCATACGGAACATCAATTCTACGGCTGGAATCGTCGCGCTTCGGATATCCCTTTGTGATAATCAGGCGATCATACTCCCGGAACATAATTCGCTTATTCCAGTAGTCATTACACAGGCGATACTCTTCCGTTTTCTCTCTGCGAATCATGGCATCGAAGTATTCACCTTTAACGGCAAGTTGTAGGTTAGCCAAGGTTAACCTCCTGCGGCGGTTCTGCTGCAAAATACGCAATACCTTTATCCCAGATGGATTTTATGGTCGTCCATGTGACTGGTACTTTAATTTCAATCCGCCCGCTACCGTCACAGGTATCGCAATCATCATCGCCAAAGCATTCCGGGCAGCTGATAAACGTAGTTTCTGAAAATTCACCGGATAGCGCACCCTTAGCGCCGTTCTCGGCTGTTAGTCTCTTCGGCACCATGACCCAACCATCCGGAGTTACCGGAGAGTTGCCATTTACATCGAAGTTTGGCTCTGCGTCCTGAACCAGGAGGATGTAACCATTCTTGGCTGTATCAAGTTCTAACGCCTCGGTGACGGTGCCGAAATAGCGATTACCTAAATCAGCATCACAAGTGCTTACATCAATGGAAACTTCCATGCCCTCGATTAATTCTGGCAAGTTGTAAGTTTGGCTTACGGGTTCGGCTTCCAGTTCTGCTATGCGCTTTTTTGCTGCTTCCAGATCAACACGCAGCTTCCCTACCGTTAGCGCAATATCCTCGTTCTCCTGGTCGCGGCGTTTGATGTATTGCTGGTTTCTTTCCCGTTCATCCAGCAGCGCCAAGACGGTAGCCGGATTGGCTGCGGCGATGAATTCAGCGTTGGCCTGCTGTTCCATTTGGAAATCTTCATCGAAACCGCTTTCTGGATGCGCTCCTTCAATTCTGCAAATAGGAATATATCCAGAAACCTCGCGATGAATTAGTGCATCATCACCATCAAATCGTCCCTCTCCATATTCGAGCGACCATACACCACACGTTGCTTTCTCTGCCTTTTCACGCAGTGCCTGATAGTCAATCTTGCTCACTGTTTGCCTCCTTTGCTCGCTGATTCCACTCTGCTCTAACCTCTGAATAAAAAATCGCGCAGTCATTTCCAGGCGCTGCATATTTGCTACCAGATTGAGCGCGACACGTACCGCATCGAACGAAATAGAATCGACCGCCAGAGCCATATTCAGGGTGATCCGCTTCGCTGGCAACGTGCGCTGCGCCGCCACAGAATGGACATGGTAGTAGGTTGCTCATGAATGCACTCCCTTGAATGCACTCCCTTGAATGCACTCCCTTGCGAAGTTGGTCTGCACAATGCAGCAGGGCGTCCGTCGCATATTTAAGCCTCACTAGCTCACCATCATCCATTCCCGCGAGATTCGCGTGTTTAACGAACGCCGAGCAAAGGTCATTAAACGCCTGCGCCCGCACTTCATCCAGGAAAGTGTCGGTGGCTGGGGTTTCAGTAACATCATCTTCCCATTCGCTAAACTCCTCACGACAAAAGTCATTAAATTCCTTCTCAGATTGCTTAAGCGAGGTATTTTCTGCAGCCATCTTCGCGCATTTAGCCTCAAGGTTATCAATCGTGATTCCAGCAGAACGACACTCCCGCAACGCCGTTTCCAGTTTTGATTCAAGCTCACCGAACTTACGCACCAGATATTCAGCGTTTGTTTCGTTAACCTTTAAATCTCGTGGGATGCATTTACCTTTCAGAAAACCATCCATCTCAATTAGTGACATTTGTTTCATTTCTTCCCACTCCGCCACATCGCATTCAGATATTTGTTTTGATTCACTGAAGGAAAAGAATTTCTCTTAAGCAATTCCTCTCTCGATGGCATTGGCTTTACGCGTTGGCGAATAATCATTTCTGCCGGAAGAATGCCGGGATTGTATGCAAGTCCTCTCATGATTTACTCTCCACGAACTGGTCAATAGCCATGCTAAGTGACACACCTAAAGTCTCGATATGCTGCTGAATATCCTGTAGCGTCTGCGCCTGAGATAACAGGATTTCACGGTTGCATAACTCTTTAACCAGATGCTCAAACTTGCTGTAATAACCGATACGACTTAGTGTTTCTTTGCCTGCATTCTCGCCTTCTTTGATAATTCCTCTTTCACTAAGAATCAGGTCGTGTTTTGTTCCGGTAATAACGTATTTGCCGAGGTCGATGTTTAGCTTCATTGTTTTCATTGTTAATTCCTCAGTCATTACTGATAGCGCCATAGCGTGAGCGGTAATTACGCAGGCGCGGGTCAATTTCAGGGAAGTGGGTATATGTGGCTTTGCGGAATGGTCGGATTGATGTCTGGTAAATTCGCTCGCGTTCTTCTTTCTCTGCAAGCCATATACAGTGGCGAAATTCCTTTTCATCTTTCGTTTCCTGCGGTAGAGACATTATCTGGTCGTAGTTTTTCCTGAATTTATCCAGCACCTCCAATACGGAATTGCCGGAACAGCGGCGCGCGTCGTCCGCACCATACAGAGGCGCTGGCATAATGGAATCCTTATGTTGCTACTTTAGAAGGGAATTGAATCGTCGTATTCAGGATGATTTTGATGATTGCTACTTTGCTGCTGTTGGCTGTTTCCTGAAGTTGCAAATCCAATCTTTGCATTCAGTAATTCAAGAGTGATTGATTGACCATTTTGCCCCTGATAAACATCAACCCTGATGTTTTCTCCGGTAATTTCTACAATGCCACCTTCAACAAGAACACTACGGTAGTAATCCGCTTGCGCTCCCGGCTTGGCAAATACAACGGCGCTGTAGTTTGTCCGTTCTTTCTTTTTTGTCTGGCGATCGTAATACTGAACGCCAGCACGGATGTTGAATCCGATATTTTCCCCGGCCTGAAACTCTCTTGCGGGCTTGTTTAGTCTTACAGTAATCGAATGTGCCATTAAGCAGCCGCTCCTTCTAATTCATCTCGTCTGATGTTGTAAACGTCCTGCGCTTTGTGCTGCTCCGGTGTGCCTTCGAGCATCTTCCACGCTTTGGCGAACGCCTGTTTAAGCTCTTCTACGGTGTTTTTCTGCATTGCTGCGTCAGTGAATGCTTTTAGAACCTGTTCAGGTGTAGGTGATGGTTTTGATTGCTTTACTGCTGCGTTCTGCTGATGTTTATGCTCGTCTGTATCTGCATCTTTCGCATCATCAATGCCGAACAAACCATTGAGGCAATACTTGCGTGCATAAGAGCTTGTAGCGCCCGTAACTTGTGCAGAATCCATTCCTTTCTTGCTTTCTTCCTCTCGTGCAAGAGCGGTTGCCGTATGACTGTTTTCGCCATCGGTAATAGTTGCCGTGGCTTTCACGTAATACCGATCACCAATCAACACAACTTCATCGCTGATTGATAAAAACAGGCCATTCAGTAACGGCTTAACGCCTTCAAGAATGTCTTCGCAGCTTCTGTATTTATATTTGCCGAATGAGTTGTACTGATTCTTTGGCGCGTTCAGATTCTCCTGAATAGCTGCCAGTCTTGCGTAAAATTCTTTGCTCATATGATTGTTCTCAGAATGGACACGGCCCAAGGAAATAACGCTGATTTAATACTTCGACTCGTGACAAATTAAGGCATACCCGCATTCCTTCGCGGTCGCCATTATGGCGATACCAGAGAGCTTTCTGCGTGTACATGCGTCTCTGTAACTTGCTCTCCTTCACTGTGGTTGCAAGTGACATGAATATCTCCTTCGTTACCGATTAAATCTTTCATCTGACGAATGAATTCTTCGTCTGACCAGTTATCTGTAAAACTCATTTCCTGCGATACCACGGAAGGTTGATAGCTGATTTCATCGCTTTATTTGCTTCAAACCACATTTTGGAATCACCAATAAATCTGGCTATTACTGCTTTGTTTTGTGCAGCACGAAGCATCTGATGATTTATGGCTATTTCATTGCGCATAATAAGACCTCAACTCTTTTCCATCCGTCACGTAATTTACGGGTGATTCGTTCAAGTAAAGATTCATTTAATTGGAAGGCACCCATGCGAGCGCCTCCCGCGATTGCGTAAATCATGGGTGGTTCCTTATGTTGGTTTTATTAGTAGGTTATTTTTGTTGCGAATACTTCGCCTTTTACGATGGCTGTTATGATATTTTTAGCAACATCTTCTGATGCGCCAACCTTGATAAGGTCAGCAAGTATTTTGTTATTTACTTCTTTCCGGTGAGCTTTATCCTTTGCTCTACACTCTTCTTCTTCCTTGATTCTTTTTTCTTCTGCTATTCTGGCTTGCTCTTTTGCTTCAGCCTCGCGCCGGATTCGTTCAGCCTCCTCCTGTGCTTTTCGGCGTTCTGCTTCAATTGCCGCCTGCTTTTCTCTTTCAGCTCGTTCTGCTGCCTCTTTTGCTTCGCGCTGTGCTCGTTGCTCGGCTTCAATGCGTTCACGCTCTGCACGTTCCGCTGCGGCCTTAGCTTCTGCTTCTCGCCTTGCTGCTGCTTCAATTTCGGCTTTTGCCTTTGCTTCGGCTTCTGCTCTGGCTTTCTCTTCAGCTTCTCTTTTTAAGCGTTCTTCATGCTCTCGCTTTTCCTGCTCAGCTTTGAGTCTTGCCTCTTCTCTTTGGCGGTCAAATTCGCGATCCATCAAAATCGCTATTTCATGGTCAGACTCAATTTGCTTTGCGAGAGCTTCAGCTGCTGCCTTAGCTTCTTCTTCGGCTTTAATCCGTGCCTGTTCATCCTCATAATCAGTAAGAGGCTGGCGTGCCTTGGCTTTCAGCTCATCAAGTCGATCACGCACTGTCTTGCGGTTGGCATCAATTAGCTTTGGAATTTCCTTCAGTTCAGCAACAAGGTCTTTGCCAAGACCATCGAGATATGTTTTCGTCTGCGCAACTTTATACGCCAGAGAAGCGATCTCCTTTCTTCCCTTTGCCGTTGTTATATCAGGCACAAAGGACATAACTTCACGTTCAACCTTTTGGAGAATTTCTTCAATCTGGTCGGCAGACTGAAATACAGTCATTGCATTTGCTTTTTCAATAACAACTAAATCTGTTACTTCACTCATATATCCTCCATCAAAAAAATCGCCCTCACATCGGAGGGCAAAGAAGATTTCCAATAATCAGAACAAGTCGGCTCCTGTTTAGTTACGAGCGACATTGCTCACATAGCAGACTCGCAAATCTGCTATAGGTGCTTATTCGCATCGCATGACAACATCAAATTTTTCGAGATTACTTTGTCGCAACAATCCCTCTTCTACGCGGTCAGCTTTTCTATAATTATCAAATTCGAAATGTTTAATTACTTCTTTCGTTTCTCGCTCTATAACTTCAACAATGTATTTCTTATTCATCATTCTTCCCCCAGGGCCTTGCTGATGGCTGCCTTGGCTCGTTTGTATTCGGTTAACTCTCTGCACCCTTCGTCATGCTCGTAAAGGAAGACAAGCTCTTGCAGTGCTTCAAGCAAATCAGGAGCTGCTGCTATCAGTAGCGCATCCTCCCTTTCATTTCTTGTTGCTGCTTCAATGTATGTGTCACCAATCGTCACACCATGGAACGTAGTCATCATCTCGTTGACGTTTCTAACCGTGTACTTCCATTTACCAGGCGTACCCTTAAACTCTTTCATATCCACCTCTGTTGTTTATGCCAAAAATAAAGGCCGACTATGCGGCCTAGTAGAATACCCAATTTTCTGTTTCTTGGTTGTGTCCAAAGTTATATTCAATATCTGGTGTTGATGTATCAATATTCTTCATCCCATCAACAAGAGTTGATACAACAGCCAAATCTTGTTTGATTCTCATTAAATGGTATTTCTTCCGGCGCAATAAACTTTCAATGGCAAGTTTCTTCGTTGGGAATGCAAAAGATCTTTCTGCATTTTTTGCTACTTTCTTAATTGCATATCTATTTCTCCTTTGTTTCCATTCCTGTAACCACTGATTTGGTGCTGGTTTAAAATTAACAATCCAATGCGCAGGAACCAACCATGCATAATGCTCTGTCTGATGAAAAGCTATATATTGAAGTGCGAATATTTTGATTCCATCTTCTTCAACTGTCGCCTGGAATCTCCAGAAAACAGGCATTCCCTCATGTTCAGTTTCTGATTCAGGAAAAGGTACGCTCCATGATTTTGTCATATCTCACCTCAAATAATTCAGTGCAGTGTTTATTCTGTTGTTTATGCCAAAAATAAAGGACGATTATGCGACCTCGGAAGGAAGTCCAATCATCTTATTCAAATCTTCTACCCGTAAAGCAGGAAGTGCAGTACTTGCTTTATCTGCTTCTTTTGGTAGCAACTCTTTGCTTTCAGGCCAAACTTCAATAAGTCGCTTAACTGTTGTGACTGAGTTCAAAGCAGCCCATACATTTGATTCGATATCCTTTTTCTTGGCTTCAAATTTTTGTTGCAATGCGCAGATTTCATCAAACCTTTTTGTTATTTCGTGTTCTGCGCTAAACATGCATTTATCTTTGGTCGGAGTAGGGAGCAATATATCTTCGCCGTTGCCGTCTTTCCCATATGAATACCAGCCAACCCTTCTGCCAGATACAGTCAGATAAATTGAAGTTGAACGGGCATCGCATGAGTAAAATGAACATCCCAGCTTTTCAAGTTCTTCACTTATAGCTACTAACTTGGATGATAACTGATCCACTTCCTCAGTTTTCTTTTTACCGCCAAACGCAATAACTCTGGCGTCAAGTGCAAGCTGGTTATTTAACTTTGTTACTTCTTCAAGTTCAGTGAAAACCCCGGACTTAATTAAAGCGTTACGAGCGATTTTCTCTTTCATTCTCGTAGTTAAGCGGATTGATGACATATTAATTCCTCTCAAATAAGTGGTTTGCTGCCTAATTTCATTTTCTGGCGACCAACACAAGTCACACCCATTTCACTGCGTGGCTTGCTGTACCATGTGCGCTGATTCTTGCGCTCAATACGTTGCAGGTTGCTTTCAATCTGTTCGTGGTATTCAGCCAGTACCGTAAGGTCTATCGGATTCAGTGCGCTTTCTACTCGTGATTTCGGTTTGCGATTCAGCGAGAGAATAGGGCGGTTAACTGGTTTTGCGCTTACCCCAACCAACAGGGGATTTGCTGCTTTCCATTGAGCCTGTTTCTCTGCGCGACGTTCGCGGCGGCGTGTTTGTGCATCCATCTGGATTCTCCTGTCAGTTAGCTTTGGTGGTGTGTGGGAGTCGTAGTCCTGAACGAAAACACCCCGCGATTGGCGCATTGGCAGCTAATCCGGATTCGCACTTCCGGCCAATGCTTCGTTTCGTATCACACACCCCAAAGCCTTCTGCTTTGAATGCTGCCCTTCTTCAGGGCTTAATTTTTAAGAGCATCACCTTCATGGTGGTTAGTGCGTCCTGCTGATGGCTTAAAATATACCTACAGGTAAAACTATTGTCTATACCTGCAGGTAAATAAAATTGGTGTGAGAGTTTACCTGTTTGAATTTTCAGGTAATTAATTTTTTGGATTGATATAAAAAAGCCCGCTTTGCGGGCTGAAAGGAGATGTCAGAAGCTATTTGGATTGCTTGGCCATTGCGGCAATTTTGATTCTACCGGGGTGTGTTTGGGTTTGAGTCCGTTTAAGTAGTCAAGACGCTCAATGGCGCATTTATACATAGCAATCTGATCTGATGACATGTCGTCATATGACATGCCTTTGAACTTCTTAATTATCGTTTCTGCCTCATGTATAAGATGCTTCTTCTTCATGAGTTCAGCTGTATGCTTAGAGCTTACAGGAGATAACTTTGCCCATATGAAGCAGATGATTACAACAGCGACCACTATACCTGGTATAAACATTTGCTGCTTTATCCTCAAAATTTTGGCAGATCGTCCTGGTCTACATACCTAGTGTGTTTCACAATAGCTGAAACAAAATGCATTTTATCAACTTCTTCAACAGGAAGAGTGATTGGACGGTGATCGCTGTTTATACTACTAAACTGATAGTCTCCGTCTCTTGTTTTGTTCATGATCTTTATCATGTTATGACCATCTTTGGTCCTTACAAAGACTTCATCACCTGGATGTACTGGCGTATTTGGTTCAATAACAACATATTCTCCTGACTGAATCCTTGGCCACATGCTGTCACCCTTAACCTTCAGACCGTAAGCATCTTTATCGCCACTGTAGATGCTTAACCAACCGGATCTGAATTCAATCATATCCACTGAGCCATCAACTCCCAAAACGGCTTCACCAATTACCGGAACAAAACCCGCACGAACGTTACCCGCAAACTCAAGATGGTCTGCAGATCCAACTTTGCTATCTGCAAGCATGTCCATCCATCCGCGTGGGAGATTAAAAGATTTTTCAATTAGCTCCATCATATCGTCAGCAATGCGTTTTTTTCCGCTTTTTCCTTCCGGATACAGCATTCTGGAAACGTATGATGGTTCCCTTTCTATTCGACGAGCCAACTCTGAGGCCTTTCCATTACAGAATCGGTCTCTTATCTCTATCAGCCTTAGTCGTCTTTGTTCGTATTTATCCATGATTTAATTCTATCTTTGATTACCTGCCGGTAAATAACCTATGGGTATTGATTTGCTTTTTACCTACAGGTAAACTCATCTTATTCAACAACGGGAAGGAGATAGCAAATGGAAGAACTCCGCTTGTATCTGAACTCCCTTTCACTGGAAGAGCAGAGAGAATTTGCCACCAAGTGCGGAACTTCTATCGGCTATTTGAGGAAAGCACTTAGCCGTAATCATGAATTGGGCGCAGCACTTTGTGTTCTGATTGAGAAGTTCAGCAATGGTGAAGTGACTCGCAAAGACCTTCATCCGGTTGATTGGGAAAGCATCTGGCCTGAATTAATGGCCGCTTAAGTTATTAACGCTCTTACACATCCCCGCCCTGAAAAAGGGCATTACCAGAAACAAATCTCTATGGTTTTGCGTTTCTTTGCGAAGCCAACTCTATCTAATAATTAAGGAAATTATCTATGGGTACTATTGCAACTAAAAGCAAGAAAGCGGCTCGCATCGAGTCAGCCTTGCTGAACAAACTGGCACTGATGGGGCAGAAGACATTCGCTCGAGCAATGGGGGTTCCTGAATATCAGGTAAGCCGATGGAAGAATGGTTTCTTCTCGCAGGTAAGCATGATGCTGGCTGTTCTGGAATACGGAATCGAAGACGATGAAATGGCTGAGCTGACTAAGCGGCTTGCCAATTACCTGACAAAAGAAAAAGCCCCGAAGAACGGCGAATTCTTCGAGGCCTGATGTAGAAAGACTGGAACAATCCACAGGAGTAATTATGACAAAACGTCGTAAGAAATACCAGGAAAAAGAAGAGATTCGACACCCTGATTCACCTGAGGGATTAGTGGTAGCCGCAGCAAATAACAGGGCGTTCGCAGAGCGCCTTGTTGGTGTTTACAGACTAGCCAAAGCAGGAGTGAAACATGGGCGTCGTTAAATTAGCTGATTACAGGCATAACCCTGTACAACATCAGGAGGCATCCAGTATGGGGTATGTCTCTATACACCGCCAGTTTATGGACAGCAGGCTCTATAAGGACTCTCAGGCAGTACATCTTTGGCTTCACTTAATCCTCAAGGCTAATCACGAATCTACTGTCGTCAATACGGATATCGGTCCGATAACTGTTGATCGCGGTCAGATGATAACTGGACGCCCGTCGCTGGTCAGAGAAACATTCATCCCCGACAACAAAGTTCGGAGCTTATTACGGACTTTTGAGTCGAAAGGGATGCTTAATATTTGCGCGATGGGGAAGAAATTTAGCCTGTTTACAATCGTTAAATATGACGATTTTCAGTCAAAAAATTGTCCAACGGTTGTCCAACAGTTGTCCAACGCAAACACCAGTAATGGCGCGGCTCTCAGCGGAGATTGTCCAACGGTTGTCCAACAGTTGTCCATAAACAATAATATAAATAATATCTCTAATACTGACGTATTAGAGAGTGCCACAGCAGACAAAAAGTCTGACAAGAAAAAACCTTCCGTTAGCTGTCAGGATGTTGTCGATGCTTACCACGAAATCCTTCCTGAAGCTCCAAGAATCCGCGCACTGAATGACAAGCGTAAAAACCAGATCCGAACGTTCTGGCGCAAAGCCGGAGTGATAACCCGCCAGCTTGACGGGCATGGGTTCTCGATGCAGGACTGGAGAAATTATTTGAGCTACGTAGGCGAAAATTGCCGATGGATGTTCGAAGAGCGCCCAAACCATCAACGCGGAACTGTCTGGCACAAAAAGGGATTTGATTTCCTGCTTAACGATAATACCTACCTGAAAGTTCGTGAGGGTGAACACGATGACCGATAATTTTTATGCGCCGCCCCATAGCATCGAGGCAGAGCAGGCGGTGATTGGTGGATTGCTTCTGGATGATGACAGCAGTGAGCGCGTCCAGAAAGTTCTGGCGATGCTGAAGCCTGATTCATTTTACAGCCGACCACACAAAATCCTTTTCGAAGAAATAACCAGAATGCACCGTGAGCAAAAGCCAGTAGATGGCCTGACGCTTTTCGATGAACTGGAGCGTAAATCGTTAACGGCGTCTGTTGGCGGTTTTGCTTATATCGCTGAGATCGCAAAGAACACGCCAAGCGCAGCAAACATCGTTGCCTATGCAATGCAGGTTCGTGAAACCGCAATGGAACGCTACGCCATCAACCGCATGACTGAAGCGACGGAATTGCTCTATTCCCGCAACGGAATGACTGCAACGCAGAAGTACGAAGCTATTCAGGCGATTTTCACGCAACTGACAGACCATGCAAAAACCGGATCGCGTCGCGGCCTTCGCTCATTTGGTGAGGTCATGGAAGACTGGGTTAGCGACCTTGAGAAGCGATTTGACCCATCAGGCGAACAACGGGGAATGAGCACAGGGATCCCATCGCTGGACAGGATGCTGTCACCGAAAGGTCTGGTAAAAGGCTCTCTGTTTGTCATTGGCGCTCGCCCTAAGATGGGGAAAACGACGCTATACAGCCAGATGGCAATCAACTGCGCAGTGCATGAGAAAAAGCCCGCTCTGATGTTCAGCCTTGAAATGCCAGGTGACCAGATACTGGAAAAACTGGTAGGGCAGAAGTCAGGTGTTAACCCGAATATTTTTTACCTTCCGGCGACAAATGACGCCGATGACGGCTATCAGGGTGATTACGATGGTGACTTCAACAGGGCGATCGAAACAGCCAATCGCTTGAGTGAAATCGACCTGCTTTACATCGACGACACGCCGGGATTATCTCTGGCTCAAATCGTCAGCGAAAGCCGTCGAATCAAGCGAGAAAAAGGATGTGTTGGCATGATTCTGGTCGATTACCTGACACTAATGACCGCTGAGAAGGCCGATCGCAACGACCTTGCTTACGGCATGATCACCAAAGGACTGAAGAACCTTGCCAAAGAGCTTGATTGCGTTGTTGTGCTTCTGACACAGCTTAACCGCGCACTGGAAAGCCGAACCAATAAACGCCCATTACCAAGTGACTCACGAGATACAGGGCAGATTGAACAGGATTGCGATTATTGGGTGGGGATCCATCGTGAAGGTGCTTTTGATGACAGTATTCCACCTGGTGAAACTGAACTAATCCTTCGTCTCAATCGTCATGGCAATACCGGCACGGTGTATTGCATTCAGGCAAATGGCGCTATTTATGACACAGACCAACAGTCTGCTGAAATGCGCCGCCGTGAACGTGAGGAACCGCAGTCCAAGAAGAAAGGAGGATTCTGATGACCATCTACATCACTGAGCTGATAGCAGGCCTGCTGGTAATCGCAGGCCTTTTTATTTGGGGGAGAGGGAAGTCATGAAAAAACTAACCTTTGAAATTCGATCTCCAGCACATCAGCAAAACGCTATTCACGCAGTACAGCAAATTCTTCCAGACCCAACCAAACCAATCGTAGTAACCATTCAGGAACGCAACCGCAGCTTAGACCAAAACCGAAAGCTTTGGGCTTGCCTTGGTGACGTCTCTCGTCAGGTTGAATGGCATGGTCGCTGGCTGGATGCAGAAAGCTGGAAGTGTGTGTTTACCGCAGCATTAAAGCAGCAGGATGTTGTTCCTAACCTTGCCGGGAATGGCTTTGTGGTAATAGGCCAGTCAACCAGCAGGATGCGTGTAGGCGAATTTGCGGAGCTATTAGAGCTTATACAGGCATTCGGTACAGAGCGTGGCGTTAAGTGGTCAGACGAAGCGAGACTGGCTCTGGAGTGGAAAGCGCGATGGGGAGATCGGGCTGCATGACTATCAAATCAAATACGCCAGCGTCAGATAGGTATCGGGTTATTGAGGATTATCTGTATTTAGACGGAGATACAGTCAGATACAAAAAGGACTCGCTAAAACACCCCAGCCACAGCCACCGGGCCGGAGATGAAATTAAAACATCGATAAATGGATCTGGGTATAGACAGGTGTGTTTTGCAGGCATTCAGATGTTTGTTCACGTAGTTGTTTTTGCGCTGCACAACAAAAGAATGCCATTGAAAAATATTGACCATATTAACGGAAACAGGCTGGACAATTCCCCAAAAAATCTTAGGGAGGCAAGCCGGATAGCAAACAGCCGAAATCAGAAAACTAAGTGCAATAGCCGTTCTGGAATAAAAAATGTTTTATGGAACAAGCAAAAAAATAAATGGGCCGTTCAAGTGCGCACAGATTTTGGCCGGTTGCATTTTGGGTTCTATGAAGATCTTGAGCTTGCTGGCTTGGTTGCCAGTGAGGCTATCAACAAATATCACGGACAATATGCGAGGGTTGAATGATTCAGCATAAATCAGAAACACCAAAAGAAGTTAGAGACTGCTGGCAAACGCCGCTTTGGCTTTTTGATGCACTGGATATTGAGTTTGGATTCTGGCTGGATTCGGCAGCGAGCGACAAAAATGCTCTGTGCGCTCACTGGCTAACTGAGGCCGACGACGCGCTCAATTCTGAGTGGGTAAGCCACGGTGCAATCTGGAATAACCCACCGTACAGCAATATCAGGCCGTGGGTGGAAAAAGCCGCTGAGCAGTGCATACAACAGCGCCAGACGGTAGTGATGCTTGTGCCAGAGGATATGTCTGTCGGATGGTTCAGCAAGGCTCTGGAGAGTGTTGACGAAGTTCGCATTATCACTGATGGACGGATTAATTTTATCGAACCATCGACAGGGCTGGAGAAGAAGGGAAACAGCAAAGGCTCAATGCTGCTGATTTGGCGACCGTTCATCAGTCCTAGACGGATGTTTACTACCGTATCCAAAGCGGCATTGATGGCGATCGGGCAGGGCGTCAGGAGGGCGGCATGAGGCGACAGCGACGAAGTTTCACCGACATCATCTGCGAAAACTGCAAATACCTTCCAACGAAACGCTCCAGAAATAAACGCAAGCCAATCCCAAAAGAATCTGACGTAAAAACCTTCAACTACACGGCTCACCTGTGGGATATCCGGTGGCTAAGAAATCGTGCGAGGAAAACAAGGTGATTGACCAAAATCGAAGTTACGAACAAGAAAGCGTCGAGCGAGCTTTAACGTGTGCTAACTGCGGTCAGAAGCTGCATGTGCTGGAAGTTCATGTGTGTGAGCACGGCTGCGCAGAACTGAGGAGCGATCCGAATAGCTCAATGTACGAGGAAGAAGACGATGAATGAGTTAATAAATGGCAATGCCATCAAAATGACAAGCATTGAAATCGCTGAGTTGGTGGGTAAGCGTCATGACAATGTGAAACGTACCATCGAAACGCTGGCTAAAAATGGTGTTATCCGGCTTCCTCAAATTGAGGTTTCCGAAAGAATCAATAACTTAGGGTTCAATGTTCAGTACGAGCATTACGTCTTCGAAGGCGAACAAGGTAAGCGAGACAGTATTGTCGTTGTTGCCCAGTTGTCGCCGGAATTCACCGCTCGCCTTGTTGACCGCTGGCGAGAGCTTGAAGAAGCTGCGGTTAGTATCCCCAAAACGCTACCAGAAGCGTTGCGCCTTGCTGCTGATCTTGCTGAGCAGAAAATGCAACTGGAAAACCAGCTCGCAATTGCCGCACCTAAAGTTGAGTTTGCCGATCGCGTTGGCGAGGCCAGCGGAATTTTGATTGGAAACTTTGCAAAGGTTGTCGGTATTGGTCCAAACAAACTGTTTGCGTGGATGCGCGATCACAAAATCCTTATTGCTTCAGGTTCCCGGCGCAATGTGCCAATGCAGGAATATATGGATCGCGGCTATTTCACAGTGAAAGAAACAGCGGTCAACACAAATCACGGAATACAGATATCGTTCACCACAAAAATCACCGGGCGTGGTCAACAGTGGCTGACCAGAAAGCTGCTCGATAACGGAATGCTGAAAGTAACAGGGGAGGCTGCTTAATGGCTAACCTACGCAAAGAAGCGCGCGGCAGAGAATGCCAGGTACATATTTACGGCGTATGCAATGGCAATCCTGAAACTACAGTTCTGGCACATTACCGGATGGCTGGAATTTGCGGAACGGGGATGAAGCCTGACGACCTGATCGGCGCATGGGCTTGTAGCGACTGCCACGCGGAGATCGACCGACGCACCCATAATCTCGACAACAAAGACGCCAGACTTTACCACCTCGAAGGCGTGATCAGGACGCAGGCGATACTGCTGAAGGAGGGGAAGATTAAACCATGAACGAATATCAGTTTGTGCTTCCATACCCGCCGTCGCTGAATACCTACTGGCGAAGACGGGGAAGCCAATACTACATCAGCGATAAAGGCCAGAAATACCGAAAAGACGTTCAGCAAATCATCCGCCAACTCAAGTTAGACATTTTCACCAAATCACGACTCCGCATAAAAGTCATCGCAGACGTTCCAGACTCCCGCCGCCGCGACCTCGATAACATCCTGAAAGGTTTACTCGACTCCCTTATCCATGCCGGATTTGCGGAAGACGACGAGCAATTCGATGACATTCGCGTAATTCGTGGTGTGAAAGTACCAGGCGGACGGCTTGGAATAAAAATCACCGAACTGGAGAACGTATGAACGCCACAATTCAAACGATACCAGAGCTTCTTATCAAGACACGAGGCAATCAGACCGAAGTGGCGAGGATGCTTTCCTGCGCAAGAGGAACGGTGCTCAAGTACAACCGAGACAGCAAAGGCGAGCGTCACGTAATAGTTAACGGCGTCCTGATGGTCACGCCAGGCAAAAAGGGAAGACGATGAGCATAAGAGAGCTAAATCTCACCAAAGAACAGCACGAGTGGCTGAATGGCTGGCTTGAACTGTGGGGCGCATGGGTTTATTCAGGTCGTCTGGAAAAGCGCATGGGCAGCGTAATAGCGAAGTTCATGGAGAGCGTAGAGCCGGGAAGAGTTATGACAAGGCCAATGTGTAATGATGATGATGGAATGTTGATTTCTCAGGTCGTCGATTCCGTCATGTACATTGACAAGAAAGCCTTTGGCATCCTCCTCAGCTACTACGCTCATGGTTCATCTAAGCGAGCAATTGCATCCTACTATCACGCGACTGCAAAGCCACGCAAGATGTGTGGACGTGGTGGCGAGGGATGGAGAAAACCTTCACTGGCAACCTGTAGAAACGAAATTGACGACATCCTGAAAGCATCGTTATTTGTTTTGTACCAGCCAATGCAAAATGCTTTCAAAATGCGTAAACGTGTTGAGAAAGTTAAGCATGTTGCTGTTAAAAGCCTTGACATGCAATTATCCATTTAGCCATAATTAGAAGGTAAGCTGCCGTTAGTGACTCTTAAGTTGCAACGGTGGCTTTTTTTATTTGGGTCAGTCGTATAAAGGTCATTACGGAAGGCTGTTAACCTTCTTATCGTGGTTCGAGCCCACGCTGTCCCGCCAAACATGCTGGTTTAGCTCCAATGGTAGAGCAGTCGCCTTGTAAGCGAATGGGTAGCGGTTCAAGTCCGTTAACCAGCACCATAACTGAGCCGTAGCCACTGGCTATCCTGAATTCATCAGTGATAGTTACGCTGCGGCCTTCTCACATGACCTTCGTGAAAGCGGGTGGCATGAGGTTGCGCTAACAACCTCCTGCCGTTTTGCCCGTGCATATCGGTCACGAACAAATCTGATTACTAAACACAGTAGCCTGGATTTGTTCTATCAGTAATCGACCTTATTCCTAATTAAATAGAGCAAATCCCCTTATTGGGGGTAAGACATGAAGATGCCAGAAAAACATGACCTGTTAGCCGCCATTCTCGCGGCAAAGGAACAAGGCATCGGGGCAATCCTTGCGTTTGCAATGGCGTACCTTCGCGGCAGGTATAATGGCGGTGCGTTTACAAAAACAGTAATCGACGCAACGATGTGCGCCATTATCGCCTGGTTCATTCGTGACCTTCTCGACTTCGCCGGACTAAGTAGCAATCTCGCTTATATAACTAGCGTGTTCATCGGCTACATCGGTACTGACTCGATTGGTTCGCTTATCAAACGCTTCGCTGCTAAAAAAGCCGGAGTAGAAGATGGTGGAAATCAATAATCAACGTAAGGCGTTCCTCGATATGCTGGCGTGGTCAGAGGGAACTGATAACGGACGTCAGAAAACCAGAAATCATGGTTATGACGTCATTGCAGGCGGAGAGCTATTCACTGATTACTCCGATCACCCTCGCAAACTTGTCACGCTAAACCCCAAACTCAAATCAACAGCAGCCGGGCGTTACCAGATTCTTTCCCGTTGGTGGGATGCCTATCGTAAGCAGCTTGGCCTGAAAGACTTCTCTCCGAAAAGCCAGGACGCCGTTGCGCTGCAGCAGATTAAGGAGCGTGGCGCTTTACCGATGATTGATCGCGGTGATATCCGTCAGGCAATCGACCGTTGCAGCAATATCTGGGCTTCACTGCCGGGCGCTGGTTATGGTCAGTTCGAGCATAAGGCTGACAGCCTGATTGCAAAATTCAAAGAAGCTGGCGGAACGGTAAGAGAGATTGAGGCATGAGCAGAGTAACCGCGATTATCTCCGCTCTGATTATCTGCATCATCGTCTGTCTGTCGTGGGCTGTTAATCATTACCGTGATAACGCCATTACCTACAAAACCCAGCGCGATAAAGCCACGTACATCATCGCTGACATGCAGAAGCGTCAACGTGATGTAGCAGAACTCGACGCCAGATACACAAAGGAGCTTGCTGATGCTAACGCGACTATCGAAAGTCTCCGTGCTGATGTTTCTGCTGGTCGTAAGCGCCTGCAAGTCGCCGCCACCTGTGCAAAGTCAACGACCGGAGCCAGCAGCATGGGCGATGGAGAAAGCCCAGGACTTACAGCAGATGCTGAACTCAATTATTACCGTCTCCGAAGTGGAATCGACAGGATAACCGCGCAGGTTAACTACTTGCAGGATTACATTAGGACGCAGTGCTTAAAATAATTTTAATTTCACTGAAATTTAACAAGTGACTTTCAGGAAAATGCCTCGCAGATGCGGGGCGTTTTTGTATAGGTATTTCACCGCGCACCGCAGCGCACAATAACCACCGAACCTGACCCTTTGGAATGGGCCTTTGAGGATACCAGTTAGTGCTGGCGAGCCTCGGTGGGCTGGTTTCCTGTGCGGCAAAGGTTCATTTCGAAGTAGCAGGTAACGCCATGAATGAATTAATTGTGAATCATGACTTTGACTTTCGCCAGTTAGTTACCGCAGCAGAAGGTCAACCGGTAACTGACACCTTCCAGATCGCAAAGGCATTTGGTAAGCGTCATGCGGACGTATTGAGGGCGCTGAAAAATTGTCATTGCTCTGAAGATTTCCGGAGAGCGCATTTTTGCGTTGCCGAAAAAATCAATGACTTAGGGATTTTTGACAAGAAACAGATTTACTACCGCATGGACTTTAGTGGCTTCGTTATGCTGGTCATGGGATTTAATGGCGCAAAAGCCGACGCTGTTAAAGAGGCCTATATAAATGCCTTTAACTGGATGTCTGCAGAACTCCGTAAGTACAGCGAAAGTTATGAAGCAGAACGCAACGCCATAATGCTGGAGTATATGAAAGAGAAGGATGTCGCCAGTATGTCTGGCCGCCTGCTCAATCGCTGGGGAAAAATTAAGAAGCCTCAGCTACTGGCGAGAATTGAACGCCTTGAACAGCACGGGCAAACCGTAATCCCCGGACTCACTAATTAACAGCAGTACCACGAAGCAACCCAAGCCAGTAAGTGGGGAAATAACACTGGCAGCCACTGAAAGATGAACCTCCAGCCTTATGGCAAAAAAGATTCTTTGTGGTGGCGGACTGATGGAAAGACATCCGCTGAATCGATGATGAACAAGTGGAAGAGGTTGCGATGGTTTCAGTAAACAAAGATCCGAAGGAAGGCGTTGAATACATCACTGGTGCTGATGGTGTGAAAAGGCCAATGGCTTATTACAAAGCGGCTGAAGAGAGGGCAAGAATGGAAAATCCCCCTAAATGCGGATCATTTTTCGACATGCTGGACCTTCAATGGAAGTTGTGAACAACTAACAGGTCGCTCAGGCGGCCTTTTTTATTGCCATCACAAAAGCCATTCCCTACAGAGTGGCTTTGATAATGGCTTATACCCTACACGGGATAACTTAACTGATATCCCTTTTAACGGATAAACGGAGCCAACAATGGCAGAGATTATTCCCATGACTGAAGAACAGAAATTCCAGTTAGAGATTTACAAACTGGTCATGAACCAGAACGCAGCCGCAGAAGAAGCATTTCAGTTCATTGGCACTGACGAGCTGAAGCTTGAGTTATTCAAAATTCACTTCCAGTCAGGCGGCGCTAATTCAGATATCACGACCCGCACAATCGAAGCGGTGCGTAAATCGAAGGAAGCGTTAGACCTGTTCACTACCGGAGCATAAACATGGCGCGCCCAACAAAGTATCAAGAGGCGTATGCCGAACAGGCACGCAAACTGTGCTTGCTGGGCTACACCGATGCAGAGCTTGCTGATTTCTTCGAAGTCAGTGAGTCAACTATTAACAAGTGGAAGCTTGATTATCCTGAGTTTTCGGAGTCCATAAAAAAGGGTAAGGCCGTCGCTGATGCAGAAGTTAGTGATCGTCTTTATCAACGCGCTATGGGCTTCGTGGCTCCAGACATCGATATTCGTGTTATTGAAAACAGAATTGTCGAAACTCCGCTTGAGAAGTATTACCCGCCTGATACAACCGCCGCCATCTTCTGGCTTAAGAACCGACAGAAGGATAAATGGCGCGATAAGGTTGATCACGAGCTAACAGGCAAAGACGGCGGCGCAATCCAGATTGAAACATCACCGATGAGCACTCTATTCGGAAAATGACCTCGATTAATCCTATCTTTGAACCGTTCATTGAGGCGCATCGCTATAAAGTCGCCAAAGGCGGTCGAGGTAGCGGTAAGTCATGGGCAATCGCGAGGCTGCTTGTTGAAGCGGCGCGTCGGCAGCCGGTGCGTATTCTCTGCGCTCGTGAACTGCAAAACAGTATCAGCGATTCGGTAATCCGGTTGCTTGAAGACACCATAGAGCGGGAAGGGTATTCGGCTGAGTTTGAAATTCAGCGTTCAATGATTCGTCATCTCGGAACGAATGCTGAGTTCATGTTCTACGGCATCAAAAACAACCCGACGAAGATTAAATCGCTCGAAGGCATTGATATCTGCTGGGTGGAGGAAGCGGAAGCGGTAACGAAGGAATCATGGGATATCCTGATACCAACCATCCGCAAGCCATTTTCCGAAATATGGGTGAGCTTCAACCCGAAAAACATCCTCGACGATACCTATCAGCGATTCGTAGTAAACCCTCCCGATGATATTTGTCTGCTGACGGTGAACTACACCGACAACCCGCACTTTCCTGAAGTTCTCCGTCTGGAGATGGAAGAGTGCAAACGCAGAAATCCGACACTGTATCGTCACATCTGGCTTGGTGAGCCGGTAAGCGCAAGTGATATGGCAATCATCAAACGTGAATGGCTTGAAGCCGCAACCGATGCGCACAAGAAACTCGGATGGAAAGCGAAAGGTGCGGTTGTTTCTGCGCATGACCCGTCAGATACAGGGCCAGATGCTAAAGGTTACGCATCGCGTCACGGTTCGGTGGTTAAGCGCATTGCCGAAGGTCTGCTGATGGACATCAACGAGGGTGCTGACTGGGCTACTTCGCTGGCGATTGAAGACAGCGCTGACCATTACCTGTGGGATGGTGATGGCGTCGGTGCGGGGCTACGCAGACAGACAACGGAAGCATTCTCCGGTAAGAAAATCACCGCCACGATGTTCAAGGGCAGTGAATCGCCATTCGATGAAGATGCGCCGTATCAGGCCGGAGCATGGGCTGATGAAGTCGTACAGGGCGACAACGTTCGCACTATTGGTGATGTGTTCCGCAATAAGCGAGCGCAATTCTATTACGCGCTGGCTGACAGGCTGTATCTGACATATCGGGCGGTTGTCCACGGTGAGTATGCAGACCCCGACGACATGCTGAGCTTCGACAAAGAAGCGATAGGCGAGAAGATGCTGGAGAAGCTGTTTGCAGAACTGACGCAGATTCAGCGCAAATTCAATAATAACGGGAAGCTGGAGCTTATGACTAAGGTCGAAATGAAGCAGAAGCTCGGTATCCCATCTCCTAACCTGGCTGATGCGCTGATGATGTGTATGCATTGCCCGGAGTCGGCTGCGCAACCCGACTATTCCAGTTACTCAATTCCTTGTGGTGTAGGTTGATATGGCAGAAAAAAAGATGACTGACTGGCATCGCAAGGTGCTGTGCAACTTTGATAATGCCTGGTCAGCAACGCAGGATATGCGTGAGCAGATTATTGAGGCTCAACGTTTCGTCCGGGTGTCCGGCGCACAGTGGGAAGGCAGCACAAACGCTGGTTACTCATTTGATGAAGGCAGGTTTGAGCATTACCCGCGCTTTGAACTGAATAAGATTGCCCGTGAATGTGATCGCATCATTGGCGAGTATCGACAGAATCGCATCAGCGTTAAATTCAGGCCGAAGGACGATAAGGCATCGGAAGCGTTAGCCGAAAAGATGAACGGCAAATTCCGCGCTGACTATCAGGAAACATCCGGTGGCGAAGCGTGTGATAACGCATTTGATGATGCTGTAACGGGCGGATTCGGTTGTTTCCGCATGTGTGCCGATTACGAAGATGAAATGGATCCGAGTAACGAGCAGCGCCGCATCAGCCTTCTTCCTGTTTACGACCCAGCGACATGCGTCTTCTTCGATCAGGACAGCAAGCAATATGACCGTTCTGATGCTATGTGGGCTATGGAAATGTTCTCCATGACGCCTAAAGCGTTCGAGACTGAATACCCTGATTCCATCGCGGCAAGCCTTTCTCGTGATGACACTGGCACTCAGTATGACTGGTCAACGCCCGATGCCATCTATGTTGGACGCTACTACGAAGTTCGCATAGAGAAGGTGAAGCTCACGGCGTGGCGCAACCCTGTTAGCGGAGAAACGGCAATCTATGATGAAGAGCAAATCAAAGATATTGTTGACGAGCTGACCGATGGCGCATTCGAACTGATTGGCGAGCGGACAGTGAAGAAACGCCGCGTTTATTGCGGCCTTCTGTCTGGCGCTGAATGGCTGGAAGAACCGAAGCGTATTCCGGGCGAACATATTCCTCTCATCCCGGTATATGGGCGTCGCTCATTTGTTGATAATCAGGAGCGAATCGAAGGCCACGCTGCAAAAGCGATGGATGCACAGCGTCTTGAGAACCTGATGGTTTCCATGATTGCAGATAACGCTACTCAGGCTGGCGGTGATGGCATTCCTATCGTGGATGTTGATTTCATTCCCGGTCCATTAATGAATCACTGGGCAGAGAGGAATAAGAAAAGACCAGCAGTTCTTCCCATGACCAGCAAGAAGGACAAAAACGGAACGGTCATTTCAGAGGCTCAGGTTGCTGGCTGGACGCCTCCGACACAAATGCCTCCAGCTCTTGCCGGGCTATTGCAGTACACCGGAACGGCTATTCAGCAAATTACAGGTGCTTCGCAGCTTGAGAACATGCCGAGCAACGTCGCCACCGATACCGTTGATAGCATTTTTAACCGGATGGACACGCAGTCCTATATCTACATGGACAACATGGCTAAATCCATGCGTCGCGCTGGCGTTGTGTGGCTTTCTATGGCGCGTGAAGTCTATGGCAGCGATACGCCGATGCGTATCGTTAATGAGGACGGCAGCGATGACGTGGCGCTGATGACTGGTGAAGTGGTTGACCGTCAGACAGGGCAGGTTATCGCGCTTAACGACCTTTCGCAGGGTAACTATGAAGTGACTGTCGATGTCGGTCAGTCGTTCGCTACTCGCCGTGATGCAACGGTTAAGTCGTTACTTTCCATGCTGGCACTTATCCCGCCAGGAACGCCGAAGCATGACCTTGTATCGTCGATGATTCTCGACAATATGGACGGCGAAGGGATGGACGACCTGAAAGAATACAACCGCAATCAGTTGCTTCTGTCTGGCGTTATCAAGCCGAGAACGCCTGAAGAACAGCAAATGGTTGAGCAGGCGAAACAACAACAGGCCAGTCAGCCAGATCCGGCTATGGTTGCTGCGCAAGGTCAGCTTCTTGCTGGTCAGGCTGAATTGCAGAAAGCGCAGAACGAACAAGCAGCCATTCAGGTTAAAGCATTCCAGGCACAGACGGATGCTCAGGTTGCTGCGGCAAATGTTGTGAAAATCCTCGCATCTGCCGATAGCCAGCAAAAATCTGATATCCGTGAGGCGCTGAAACTGCTCGGACAGTTCCAGCAACAGCAAGGAGATAATGCCCGTGCTGATGCAGAGCTTGTCCTGAAGAGTCAGGCGCAGGGCCATGCGCAGCGCATGGACATCAACAGCATCCTGCAAAAATCAACTCAGCAACAACCACAGCAGTAATTAACCCATAACGTGCAATGGCTGTCTTTATGAGGCCTGGCACCCTATTGCCTTCCGATGGGCTGAACATCGAGTAAACAGGGGTAAAAAATGGACCAGATGGCAGAAAACACACCAGAAGTTGAAATCGAAACCGACGCGTCAGAGCAGATTCCTGATGATGTCGAACTGGCTGAAGAAGTCGAAACAGCAGATGGCAGTGAGTCCTCAGGAAATGATGCAGAGGAAGCTACTGACACTGATGACGACGAATCAGAACAGGAATTCTACTTTGGTGACGAAAAGCTGGATTCGCCAACCAGCGAAGATGGAGCTGAGCATGGACTGGTAAAACACTTGCGCAAGACGATTAAAGAGAAAGACCGCGAGCTGAAAGAGCTGATGCGTCAGTCTCAGAAACCCGTCGAGCAGCAGCCGGTAATCACTCAACCACCGCGAATGCCAAAACTGGACGATGAGGACATCGGTTTCGATGAAGAAATCTACCAGCAACGCATGGCTAAGTGGGCAGAGGATAACGGCAAATACCAGGAGCAAGTACGAGAGCGGAAACGAGAGGAAGAGGCGCGTACCGCAACGCTTCAGCAGAAAGCAGCCAATTACATGCAGAGAGTAAAAGCACTGAAAGTGGCTGGCTACCAGGATGCAGAGCAGGCTGTACGCGAAGATGTTCCTGTTCATATTCAGGACATGATCCTTCTTGAGTCAGAGAAGCCGGAAATCGTTGTTCTGGCGCTCGGTCGCAACGCTGAACTGCGCAAGCAACTGGCAGAAGCTACCAACCCCGTAGCAATTGGTCGTCTGCTGGAACGTATCGAATCGAAGGCCAGAATCATGCCAAAAGCAAAAACCACGGCAGCCACAACCCCGACAGTTAAGGGGAGCAACGGCGCAGTAATCAACAACCTCGACAAATTGAAAGCCAAGGCGCTGGAAACTGGTGACTGGACGCCGTATTTCGCCGCTAAAAAGGCAAAAAAATAACCTATCGGAGCATTAAGCATGGCTAACCAATTAGCAAAAGACCTTGAAATCATGTTCGAAAACTACGTTGAAGGCTTTGAGGCCGCCTGCGTAGTTTCCCGTAACGCTAAAAAATTCCGTCCCGGTGATACAGCAATGCAGCGAGCAGGTGATGTTCTGTATCGTCCGCAGCATTACCACATGAACATTGAGGAAGGCCTCGATCTCAGCAGCAAAACGCCTACAGCACTGGTTCAGCGCCTTGTTCCTTCTGTGTTCAAGGAGCCGAAAAACATTCTGTACACTCTGGATGCGCGTGAAATGCGTGACCCTGAGCATAAAACTGAAGCTGGTCGCGCCGCAGGTATGCGCCTTGCTGCACAGATTGACTCTGACCTGATTTCCATGGTTACGCAGCGTGCTACTAACGTGATCACAATGTCTGACTCAACCACAGGTACACAGGGCCGTGATTTGTGGAACTGTGCGGCAGGTATTGATGCCACCATGACGGCGATTGGTGTACCGCAGGGTATCAACCGTCGCTCTTTCTGGAACCCCTTCAACTACAAAGACCTTGCTGGCGAGCTTGGTCACCGTGCCTACGCTCAGGGCGCAACCCTGACAGCATACGAAAAAGCGCAGATCCCTCCGGTTGCTTCCTTTGATAGCTACAAGACCGATATTTCTGGTCGATTACCGAAAGGAAGCGCTGAATCCTTGACAGTATCAGGCCAACCTGAACACAAGGTTGAAGCGAAAGATTCAAATGGTATGCCAGTTGATAACCGACAGGGGACTATTACGGTATCTGCATCTGGCTTGCAGGTTGGTGATGCGTTCACCATTGCCGGTGTGAATTCCGTACACCAGATCACAAAAGATACCACCGGGCAACCGCAGGTATTCCGTGTTCTGGCTGTTAGCGGAACTACCGTAACAATCTCTCCAAAGATTCTCCCTGTTGAAAATACCGATGTTGCGAGTCGTCCATATGCAAACGTCGATGCCAAACCGGCAGAATCAGCAGCAATCACCATTCTCAACAAGAACGCAGCACCTGCTAACCTGTTCTGGGCTGATGGTTCTGTTGAGCTGATGTACGGCAAACTAGCGTTCCCGACTGGTCAGGGTCCACAGGTAATGACAGCAACCACCGAGCAGGGCGCTACGCTGATCATGTCTTACGCCTTCGACCACATCAAAGGCGTAACCACTGCTCGTTTCACCACTCTGTACGGTTGCTCTGTACTTGTTCCTGAATATACGGGCATCGTTATTGCCGGGCAGTAATTTTGGTGGGGCTTCGGCCCCATTTTTATTGGGAGAAGACAATGGCACGAACAATGCTCTATAAGCCTGGCAACATGATCACCTGTGGTCAGTTTGCTGTCGATTACATCATTGTTGATGACGAAGAAGTTAAATCTCACCTGAAAAAAGGTTGGGTAAAAACTCCTGAAGAAACCGCAACGAAGCAAAAAGTGGCTAAGGCGGAAGAAGATGGCGAAAACGAAGGGTGATCTCGTTCTAAAGGCTTTACGAAAAGCCGGGCTGTATTCCAATGCCACGTTGACAGATGCCGACCCTCAGGCAATTGAAGATGCCATTAATGACCTTGAAGACATGATGGCAGCATGGCAGGCGAAAGGTATCGAGCTTGGATATCAGTTTGCGGATACAGAAAACGGCATCATGCCGTTACCTGACGATGATTCAGGTATCCCTGCATGGGCAAATGATGGCGTCGCTTTGAAGCTCGCTGTGCAAGTGTGCATGGATAACGTCATTCAGCCGTCGGATGCTCTCCTGACCGCTGCTGACAGTGCATATCAGACAATCTGTATCGCTTTAACAAAAATACCACCACTTGAGCGGCGAAATGACATGCCTCGCGGTAGTGGTAACAAAAGCGCGTTTACGTGGAATCGGTTTTACATCGAGAAAGATGATCCGAGTACGTGAGGTGAATAAATGCCGATTCAGCAACTTCCGCTTATGAAAGGTGTCGGCAAAGACTTTCGAAACGCCGACTATATCGACTATCTGCCAGTGAATATGTTGGCAATTTTGATATAATAAGTACATGAAAAATCGAAACTTTAAGGAGTAGATATGCTTTCTGAGAATGCTAAAGATATACCTGGATTTGAAGGTGTTTATGCCGTAACAGAAGATGGCAGGGTGTATTCTCACTCACGTGTTGTTAAGGCTGCGCATGGCAGCACGCAACTCAGAAAGGGGCGCTGGTTAAAGCCTAAAATAAATCAGGGAAGGGTGCTTTATAATATCGGAGCAAAATGGACTTTTGCCCATCGAATCGTTGCAATGACATTCCTGCCAAATCCTGAAAACAAGCCTCAGGTAAATCATATTGATGGCAATCCACTCAATAATAACGTCAATAATCTTGAGTGGTGCACTCAAAGCGAAAACATCAAACATGCATACGCCACAGGATTAAAGAAACCAATCAAGTTTTTCGGAACCAAGCACCCAAAACACAAGTTGAGTGATGACGATGTTCTTGCAATCAAGTCATCAAAAGAAAGCTTGTCAGTAATTGCGGCTAAGTACGGGATATCTAAGACCTGGGCAAGTAGGCTAAAGCGTGATGCTAACTGGGTTCATATAAAGGTTGATTCCAATGGCAATACAACAACTACCACTAATGAAGGGATTAGGGAAAAGTGCGGTTAATGCTGATTATATAGACCAACTTCCAGTCAATCTTTTAGCTACGCCCAAGGAGGTGTTGAATTCATCGGGATATCTTCGCTCATTCCCGGGCATTGCCAAACGCTCTGATGTGAACGGTGTATCGCGCGGCGTCGAGTACAACATGGCGCAGAGTGCTGTTTATCGCGTGTGTGGTGGCAAGCTCTACAAAGGCGAAAGTGAAGTCGGTGACGTTGCCGGAAGTGGTCGCGTATCAATGGCACATGGTCGGACATCACAGGCGGTAGGTGTTAACGGGCAACTGGTCGAATACCGCTATGATGGCACGGTTAAAACCGTCTCAAACTGGCCTACAGATAGCGGATTCACTCAGTATGAGTTAGGTTCGGTTCGTGACATTACGCGCTTGCGCGGGCGTTATGCGTGGTCAAAAGACGGCACTGATTCATGGTTTATCACTGACCTTGATGACGAAACACATCCTGACCGTTACAGCGCACAATATCGTGCCGAGTCTCAGCCTGACGGCATCATCGGCATCGGAACATGGCGAGACTTCATCGTCTGCTTTGGTTCATCGACGATTGAATATTTCTCCCTGACAGGCGCAACTACCGTTGGTGCTGCTTTGTATGTCGCGCAGCCATCGCTGATGGTGCAGAAAGGTATTGCCGGAACCTACTGTAAAACACCATTCGCTGATTCGTATGCGTTCATCAGCAATCCGGCAACAGGTGCGCCGTCTGTGTACATCATCGGATCTGGTCAGGTATCACCAATCGCCAGCGCGAGCATTGAGAAAATCCTCCGCTCCTACACTGCTGATGAACTGGCTGATGGCGTGATGGAGTCTCTGCGATTTGATGCTCATGAGTTGCTGATTATCCACCTTCCGCGTCACGTCCTCGTGTACGACGCATCTTCAAGCGCCAATGGCCCACAATGGTGTGTACTGAAAACAGGCTTGTATGACGATGTGTACCGCGCTATCGACTTCATTTACGAAGGAAATCAGATAACGTGCGGCGATAAGCTGGAATCGGTGACCGGGAAATTGCAGTTCGATATCAGCAGTCAGTATGGGCTTCAACAGGAACACCTGCTGTTTACTCCACTGTTCAAAGCGGATAACGCCAGATGCTTCGATCTGGAGGTGGAATCATCCACTGGCGTAGCTCAGTACGCCGACCGCCTGTTCCTCTCTGCAACCACTGACGGCATCAATTACGGGCGTGAGCAGATGATTGAGCAGAATGAACCGTTCGTTTACGACAAACGCGTTTTGTGGAAGCGAGTAGGGCGCATCAGGAAAAATGTCGGTTTCAAATTGCGCGTTATCACGAAGTCACCTGTCACTCTGTCTGGTTGCCAGATAAGGATTGAGTAATGGCGGATTCGAATCTCAATGTGCCGGTAATCATCCAAGCTACGCGGCTTGATACATCAGTCCTTCCACGCAATATCTTCTCGCAGTCGTATCTGCTTTACGTTATCGCACAGGACACTGATGTTGGTAACGTGGCTAACAAGGCCAACGAGGCCGGACAGGGCGCTTATGACGCACAAGTCAGGAACGATGAGCAGGATGTGATTCTCGCTGACCATGAGCAGCGAATTTCTGCTGCGGAAGCAACGCTTGTTAATCATGAGGAGCGAATCAGCCAGGCAGAATCAACTCTTCAGGAACATGAAACGCGAATCGCTCAGAATGAAAGCGATATTGCGTCTCTTGATACCAGAGTTCAGTCGCTGGAGTCGCAGGTTTCAGACCATGAAACGCGCATCGATGCCCTGGAGTATGCCACTACTCGCAAGAAGTCAGAGGTTGTTTACTCTGGCGTATCTGTAACCATCCCGACAGCGCCGACCAACCTTGTTAGCCTGCTGAAAACGCTCACGCCGTCATCAGGCTCGTTGGCACCATTCTTCGACACCGTTAACAACAAGATGGTTGTGTTCAACGAGAACAAAACCTTGTTCTTCAAGCTGTCGATCGTCGGGACGTGGCCCAGCGGAACCGCCAACAGGTCAATGCAGCTAACCTTTTCCGGCTCTGTTCCTGACACGTTGGTCAGCAGTCGTAATGCGGCGACAACAACCGACAACATCCTGTTAGCTACGTTCTTCAGCGTGGATAAAGACGGCTTTCTTGCCACAAATGGCAGTACGTTAACCATTCAGTCAAATGGGGCGGCGTTTACTGCCACAACCATCAAAATCATTGCGGAGCAGTGATGGAAATAAAGCTCATCGATAATCCGGTGAAGCTTGCAGAATTCCTCAACAACCCGGCAAACACGGGAAATATCGTAGACAGTGGAGACAAATACTACATCAAGCCTGATGCGGTATACCTCGGCATCTACGAAGGACTGATGCTGGTCGGAGTGCATGAAGTGCGTAACTTCTGGCATAGCGTTGTTGAATGCCATGCGGTGTACGACCCCGGATTCCGTGGCGAATATGCACTGCAAGGGCATCGATTATTCTGCAAATGGCTTCTCGAAAACTCACCATTCCTTAACAGCATCACTATGGTTCCTGACACCACGAAATACGGACGGGCAATTATCCGTTTGCTTGGCGCTACCCGTGTTGGTCACCTTGATGATGCTTATACCAGCAATGGAAAGCCTGTAGGCATCACGATTTATCAGTTACCGCGCTCAAAATACGAGGAGCTAAAGAATGTTAATTTTCCAGATTGCCAATAAGCACCTCAGCAAAACTGTTTACTGCAAAGGTGGCGGTGATGGCGGTTCAAAAGCCCAGGCACGCGCCACTGAAAAGGGCATCGAACTGCAGCGTGAAATGTGGCAAACGAACATGCAGAACCTTGCACCGTTTACGCCACTCGCTCAGCAGTACGTATCAGAGTTGCAAAATCTTTCCTCTCTTCAGGGGCAAGGTAAGGCGCTTAACCAGTATTACAACTCTCAGCAGTATAAAGACCTTGCAGGGCAGGCGCGCTATCAGAGTCTGGCAGCAGCAGAGGCAACTGGTGGATTAGGCTCTACAGCAACAGGAAACCAGTTAGCAGCAATCGCACCTACACTCGGTCAAAACTGGCTGTCAGGTCAGATGAACAACTACAACAATCTGGCAAATATCGGCCTTGGTGCTCTTACAGGTCAGGCAAATGCCGGACAGAACTACGCTAACAACGTCAGCCAATTGTATCAACAGCAGGCGGCAGCATCTGCGGCTAATGCTAACCGACCATCAGGACTGCAATCAGCCTTGGGAGGTGCCATGAGCGGTGCTGCATCAGGGGCGATGATTGGCTCTGTGGTGCCTGGAATAGGTACAGCTGTTGGCGCTATTGGTGGCGGTATTATCGGTGGGCTTGGATCATTGTTTTAAGGTGGGAATATGGCTACTTGGCAACAAGGAATCAACTCAGGCGGCTTTCTTGCTGGTATCGGTGGGCAAAACTCAAATGCGCCAAAGGCAAGTGATGTAAGTGAGGCGTTGGCCTATATTCGCCAGAACAACGAAATGGAGCGCTCAGGTCGCAATAACATCGGCCTTCAGGCGTTGCAGGGTCTTGGTAGTGTCGCTCAAGCATATCAAGCCGCAAAGCAACAGGAAGCGGATGCTGCATTCCAAAAAGAATATGCGGCAGCCATCCAGTCCGGCGATCGACAGCAGGTTCGAAATCTGATGACCAAATATCCTGGTCAATTAGAGAAGATTCAGTCTGGTATGAAGTGGGCAGACGAAGACCAGCGCAATTCCATCGGTACCTTAGCGGCTGGCGCACGCCTTGCGTCATCGTCTCCAGAAGCAATGCAATCATGGCTGCAAAACAACGCCAAGGAACTGACTCGCGTCGGTGTTGACCCTAATAACGTTGCTCAGATGTATCAGCAGAATCCTTCAGGATTTGGTGAGTTTGTTGATCACCTTGGAATGGCTGCTCTTGGTCCGATTGATTACTTCAATGTTCAGGACAAGATGGCTGGTCGTGAGATTGACCGAGGCAGGCTGGCAGAGACAATCCGCAGCAATCAGGCAGGAGAAGCACTAACAGCTCGAGGTCAGGACATCCAGATACGTGGACAGAACATCAGCGCACAGAATGCTGCTCTTTCCCGAGAAATACAAAGAGCAGAATTACAAGAAAAGGCTCTGGACAGACAGATAGCCAGAGAAAGCAATCAGTTAAAGCTTGAAGAGCTAAAACAGAAACAGGCAGATGTTCGGCAAAAGGCTGACATAGCCCGCGCTGACAGGCAGGCCGCCGCTCAGGGTGCAGTTGATACGTTCAGCACCGCGCTTGATTCTCTCAACGAGATAGAGCAAAGCCCCGGCCTTTCAAAAGCAGTAGGAATTCGCTCAGCGTTTCCGACAGTTCCTGGCTCTGATGCGGCTAACTTTGAAGCAAGGCTCGACACCTTTAAAGCTCAAACATTCCTTCCTATGGTGCAGTCCCTGAAGGGTATGGGCGCTCTTTCAGATGCAGAGGGTAAAAAATTATCCGATGCGGTTGGTGCCCTAAGCCCCAAAATGAGTGAAAAGGCTTTTCGTGACTCTATCGGAAAGATTAGAAATCAGCTTGAAAGCAAGTTGAGCACTGTTAAAAAACAGTTTGATTATCAGGAGCCGGTGCAGAATATGCCAGGGCAACAATCTACTACTGGCAGTAACTTTTCTTCGCTATGGGGTGATTAATGGCTAAAGCATGGAAAGATGTTATCGCCTCTCCACAGTATCAGGCGTTAGCACCAGAACAAAAAGCGCAGGCTCAGGAGCAATACTTCAATGAAGTCGTTGCCCCGCAAGCCGGAGAAAATGCAGAGCAGGCTAAGCAAGCTTTCTATGCTGCCTATCCATTGCCATCTGTGCAGCCAGTGGAGACACAACAACCAGTATCACAGCAACAACCACAGCAAAGTGGATTTATGTCGGATCTTGGTGAAGCCGTGAAAGAAACTGGTCGCGGACTGGTGCAGGCTGGCGTGAACGTGGCAAACATACCTGCATCAGTTGCCGATGCTGTAACAAGCGCGGCGGCATGGGCTGGCGGTAAACTCGGCATTGGCGATGGTACATATCAACCAGCGCCACGAGTAACAACGCAGGGGTTAGAGCAGGACTTTGGCCTTCAGCAAGGCGCGCTCACTCCACAAACGACAGAGGGAAGGGTATTTGCTGAAGCATTGCCTTACCTCACTCCTGCTGGCGTTGAGAGAGCGGCAGCACAGGCACCAACACTTGCTGGTCGAATTGCTCAGGGGGCAACTCGCCTTCTAGCAGAAAACGCAGTTGGATCACTTGCTGCAAATAGTGCGAAAGATGATGCGGAAGCACTCGCCATCGATTTAGGCGTTGGCGTTCTGGCTGGCGGTGCTATTAACGCTGCCGGACGTGGATTAGGTGCTGCTTATCGTGGCGTTCGTGGTGCTATTGCGCCAGAAGCGCAGCAGGCTATCAGATTTGCAGAGCGTGAAGGAGTTCCTCTGCACACCACAGACCTGTTACAGCCTACTTCCCGCGTCGGAAAAATGGCGCAAACGACAGCAGAAAATATCCCCCTGGCTGGCACAAGCGGAATGAGAGCAACGCAACAGGAAGCGAGAAGCCAGTTGGTTCAGAGATTTGCTGATAAATTCGGTGAGTATGATCCAGCGGTTGTTATTGACAGCCTTAAAGCGAAAACATCAGGAATTCGTCGTGCCGCCGGTAATCGACTGGAGCAGGTTCAGAATGCTATGGCGGGAATAAACATTCAGCCTGCAAGAGCAATTCAGCAGATTGATACAGAAATATCTAACCTGCAGAAGCTTGGTAAGGTTGCTGATAACGAGACTATTTCAAAACTTCAGTCCTATCGTGATGAGCTTGTTCGCAATGCTGGTCCTGATGGTCCGGTAAATCTGGATTTGAAGCAATTAAGCGATCTGCGCAGCCAGTTCAGAATGGATGTGAAGGGTGAGCGACCAGTGTTACCAAACCGTTCCGATGCTGCCATTCAGCGCGTTTACAAGGCAATGACCGACGATATCAATGGTGCCATTGGTCAGAATCTTGGCAACGATACTCTCCGTAAATATCAGCAGGCCAATGCCGTCTACGCTGACGAAGCGGCGAAACTAAAGAATACCATGCTGAAGAATGTTCTCATGAAAGGCGACCTGACGCCGGAAGTTGTCAACAACATGCTATTCAGCAAGAACAAATCGGAAATTAAGACGCTGTATAACTCAGTTGGTCGTGTTGGCAGGGCGCAAATGCGCAATGGCATCATTGGAAAGGCGATGGAGAAATCAGGTGGTTCCCCTGATCAGTTCCTTCGACAGCTTAACATCCTGCAAAACCAGACTGGCATCACATTTAAGGGGCAGGACGCTGCTTATCTGAAAGGATTGAAAAACTACCTGCAATCCACGCAGCAGGCTGCAAAAGCGGCAGTAACAACACCAACAGGGCAGCAAACCATCCCGTTCATTATCGGGTATGGGACAGCAATGAACCCGGCGACAACTGGCGCAGCGGTAAGCTACGGACTTCTTACTCGCGCCTATGAGAGCGAACCATTCAGAAATGCAATGCTCCGAATGGCAAACACACCACGCGGATCGACAGCGTTTGAGAAAGCCATGCAGCAAGCGCAAAAAGCGATTAATGCACTGACGCAGGGTGCTAAGTCTGATTCGTTGTCAGAATAGCCTTTCAAACACCAGGAACGTGCAAAAACCAAATATGTAGAACGCGAGGTTTATCGTATTCCTCTGCATAGGCGATACCTTTGCTGATTGTTATCTGATGTTACTGCTACTGTTGCATGTTACCGCGTTTCCAAATCCTGAATTGCAGTTTGTATATGTGTCAACGCGTGTTGGGTAAGGTTGAGTTATAACAGGCTGGCGCGCTTTTTGCTCGATCGCTTGCATTGTGTTTACAGCCTGATAATTCAATAAAGCCTGCTGGAATGCTTGGCTTTGTGCTATTTGTTGGGCTTGTTCTTGGCTTTGTAATTGAACATAAAGATTCTGAAGCTCAAGTCTTGCCTGTGCGTCACTTATCTTGCCTTCATCGACACCTTGCCCGAGCATCTTTGCAGCAAGGACATACAGCTTAGGTGTTGGTGCTGATGCCATGCGTGAGTCGTTCTTCACACTGGCATCAAGGCAATTAGCCATATCGCTAAGCTTTTGATAGCGTTGTTCGCAACTTGCTTGATAGTCACTTACTTTTGCGCACCCAGCCAGCAGAAGCGGGATAATTAACAGTGATTTTTTCATATAATTAACTCTCCTTAGTTTTGCGCAGGATACCATGAAAAAAGTTAACATTGGAAACGTACCAAAGATGCTCGTTCCGCTCTTTGAGAGCGGTACAATTGTGTTTTGTAGAGACTTTCCAGAATGGCAACGCCTGCATCAAAAACTTGGCGTTGACGTGCATGACTCGGACGCCAACGGAGCGTCTCATACAATGAGTAGCGAGAATGGTGTTTTGCATGTGATAGGCGTGTTCAATGGCAAACTATCTACTATTGCCCATGAGTGCGCTCACATGGCATTCGATATCTGCTCAAGGGTAGGTGTTGATGTTGAACCAGGAAGAGCCAACGAGACTTACTGCTACTTAATGAGCAGGCTTGTTGAGTTCTGCGAGCGACATATCAAAAAGCCGGAGTGACCCGGCTTGATTATTACTTTTTGCTGTCTGGAGTTCGCTTATCCAATACCCAGCCATGACCTGGCTTTGTTGTTGGTGGAAGCCTTTCGTTGTCCTTGACGGTTGCAAAATTGTCTTTCTTACCGCCGCGTGGGCCAACTTCTTGGTATATTCCGCCGTTTTTTCCTGTGTTTTCACCTGGTTTTTTCGCCATGATATACCTCAACATACACCCGTTATTGGGCGATTAAATATTGATCTCATTTTATAAGTAGTCAATATGGCCCAGGTAAATGCAAAAATTAACCCACCTTCAGGTGGGTTTTTTGTACAAATCCTTCAGCGTATCAAACACCATCTTCTTAACAAGTTCAGACTGCTCATCAGCGATGCGTTCCGCATCGTCTCGATAGCCTGAAATTTTGGATGGCTTTGATACGGCATCAGTCACTATCTGAACTAATTCTGAATTAAGAGAGCGGCCATTGGATTTGGCTCGCTGTTTTAGTTTTTCCTTTAATTCGTAAGGTAGCCGCAGATTAAATTGCGGGTCATCTCTTCCCATTCTTGATGCCTCGCTTTTGTGAGTGGATCGGCATCTTATTATCTGCTGGTTGCATCCTCAATAAGACCACAGTGGTCTCTTTGTTTGATTAATAATGCATCACTGTGGCAATGCTGCGGCGATTCCTTGTATCTGGAGCAAATTAAATGACAGACATTACAGCCAATGTTGTAGTGAGTATGCCTTCGCAACTCTTCACTATGGCGCGTTCTTTTAAAGCCGTAGCCAATGGCAAAATTTATATCGGTAAAATTGACACTGACCCGGTAAATCCTGAAAACCAGATTCAGGTTTATGTAGAGAACGAAGACGGTTCTCACATTCCTGTTTCGCAACCAATAATCATTAACGCTGCTGGATATCCGGTATATAACGGACAGATTGCCAAATTCGTAACCGTGCAAGGCCATTCTATGGCTGTTTACGATGCTTATGGCACTCAGCAGTTTTATTTTCCAAATGTATTAAAATACGATCCAGATCAGTTTGGCCCAGACTTCAAAGAGCAGTTATCTCAATCAGGAGCATACATTAATGATGATTCAAAAGGTGATGCATTAATTGGGGTAAGGCAGCCATTTACCGGGGCTGTAACTATAACTCAGCATGAAAACAATGCTCTTTTCTTAAATGTAAAACAATTTGGAGCAATTGGGGATGGGAAATATCATCCATTATCTGAGTGGTTTTCTTCAATTTCTGAAGCAAAATCCTTATATCCTTTTGTTGACTCATTATCTCAGTCAATAGACTGGGCCGCGTGGCAAGCTGCCATTAACACAGGAAAGGTTATTTATGGTACTGATAATGCGTATGTAATAACGGATACGTTAACACCTGTTTCTGGTGGTGGGATAATTGGTCTTGGTGTGGGCAAATGGGTCTCCGGATATACTGCAACATTTGCTCCTGATATTACCACAGGGACCACATTCCTGATGTACGGTGTAGGAAATAAAAAATATACTGTAGATTGTGTTTCTAATATGGATGTTAGTGGTGGTGTGGTTTCTAATCCATCTTCCGAAGACCCGTATACAACAACGGCACCTGCGTCATCATATGATTTATTGGATTTTACTAACGGTGATGCTAATGGGGCTACAAGAGCCACGCTTAAACCATTCTCTGCCGCAATATTGATGCCAGAGACAGGATGTGTTCGCCTTGAGAACTTTCGTATTGTTCCATATTTCAATGGGCTGGATGGTTATAAAGACATTGCAAATACCGGTCTTGGCGATGAGTGGGATGTAGGTATTTGGTCACGTGCGTCTTTTGGCAATGAATACCGCAATTTGCAGGTGGTTGGATACTGGCGCAAGACGGCACTTTTAAAAACGAACATTCCTGTATCTGGCACGCTGGCCGCTCAGGGCGAGGATGAAAACTATTATCACTGTAGATTCCAGGGATTCAAGGGTGTTTCGATCCGCGCCCATGATGTATTCCGAATTACAGCGGTAACGTCCAGCACTATCGAAATCCCATGGTCATCAAGCCACACCTTCGAAACGTCCGGGGTTTTAAGATCGGGAGGCAGGAATTTCACTTATTCAGGATTATCCGTATCCGGTGATAAGTTAGTATTTACTGGAGTGTCTAACGCTTCTGAGGCAACAGTAGGTTCTACTATACGGCGAAATGACATAGATAACTTTGGTATGGCGGGAACGCAATTTTTCGATTGCTACATTACCAGCCTGTATCACCACACACATCTGCTTGCCACATCGCAATACCTGTCTCAGCCATTCAGCCGGCCATCAGAGTGTATGGAGGTTTCAGGGGAACCAGTTCGCGGTGTACAGGTACATGCGGGAACCATTCAGGGATGGGATGATGTTCTTATTCATCTGCATGACTGTGGAAATATGAACTTTTACAGTACATATTTCGAAAGCCAGCAAGCATATGTAACTATAAATGGTGGTAATGCTATTGGTTATGGAGCACGTATGATAGCTTCCCGGCAATCAACAAGCTCATTACCATATGCAGCAGGGAATACTCGAGTGCTTAGAATGGTCGGGTGCTCTGAAGGCAATGGCGTTGACTGGGGTCCTGTATTTAACAACTATACAGGAGGAAGATATAATTCTGGAGACGGTGTATTTAACCCCCGCGATGCATTTATAGACCATAAATCTCTTCCTGAGCAGTCAGGAGGTGAGTCAAGACTCGTATCACAAAAAGGAAATGCCAGAGTAGTATGTGGTGTTGGTAAAACTGTACTGCTTGGACCAACGTCAGGAGATTGTAATTTACAGAGTAATACTGGAAGTTTAAATATTAGAAGTGGGATAAGAGTAAGAATCGGTCACGCTGATGGAACAGACTGGTGGTTGGCAGATGCTAATAAAATAGCTCCTGTTGATGATAATGTTAAAGCTATTGGACAGCCATCAAACAGATGCTCTGTTATCTATGCAGGAACCGGGTCAATCAATACATCAGATGAAACTCTTAAAACAAGATATGATATTCTTAATGCAGAGCGTGATGCCGCTATTGAAATAAAGTCAGTCATCTATAAATTTAAATTTAATGACTCAATTAATCACAAAGGAATTGAGTCGTCCAGGTATCATTTTGGCGTTGGCGCTCAAACCGTAGGGGATATTCTTAGAAAGCATGGTTTAAATCCTGAGCAATATGCTTTTTGGTGTTACGATGAATGGCCTGACGTATGGGATGAAGAGGTGATAACTGAAGAGAGCACAGATCCTGATACAGGTGAGAAAATTTATTCTCAATATAAAACAGGAGATATGATTCTTGTAAAAAAAGCAGGAGGACGCTACGGAATTCGTTATGACGAATTGGCTATGTTTATATTAATGGCAATGTAGTTGCAATAAATGCAGTATATCCCGCATAAAAATGCGGGATTGTTTTTATCTGGTGTATTTATGAATTTTAAGTAAATTTTAGTATTGATTACTGCATCGCAGTTAAAGCCTCATTACCTATGAGGCAAAACTGAGACACACAAGGCTTTGCACTGGATTGCAAGGCTTTGTGCTATCTGAGATATAGCAATGTTGGTTGCTCCACCTTTTCATCAAGCCAGTCCGCCCACCACTGCATCATTTCTCTGCGCTTATCGAGATACTGAGCATGGTTGTAAATTCAACTACCCCAGTGAGTTGACAAAAAATTAGCGCAAGAAGAAAAAAAATCACCTTGCGCTAATGCTCTGTTACAGGTCACTAATACCATCTAAGTAGTTGATTCATAGTGACTGCACATGCTGTGTTTTGCAGTATTATGTAGTCTATTATTTAGACCAAAACCATCATAACACATTGATATTGATGATTTTTCTTGTTTCTCATTCAGCTTTTTTATACTAACTTGAGCGAAACGGGAAGGTAAAAAGACAAAAAGTTGTTTTTAATACCTTTAAGTGATACCAGATGGCATTGCGCCATCTGGCAGAGTGATTAACTAAACATCGCAGTAATCGAGGCACTCGCCAGAGAGTGAAAATGAACGTTAAACCCGACCATCGCGCCGCTGGCACCTTCATCGACATCAATACGTTCTACATCCAGCGCGTGAACGGTAAAAATGTAGCGATGGGTTTCGCCTTTCGGCGGCGCTGCGCCATCGTACCCGGTTTTACCAAAGTCGGTACGCGTCTGCAAAACGCCGTCTGGCATAGCTACCAGACCAGAGCCAAACCCTTGCGGTAATACGCGGGTATCAGCGGGTAAATTAACAACTACCCAGTGCCACCAGCCGGAGCCGGTTGGCGCATCCGGGTCATAGCAGGTGACAACAAAACTTTTCGTTCCCACAGGAACATCATCCCACGCCAGATGCGGTGAAATATTATCGCCATCGTAACCCATGCCGTTAAAGACATGACGATGCGGCAGCTTATCGCCATCGCGCAGATCGTTACTGATGAGTTTCATTAGAATGCCTCCGGGAAACCTCGGCCTTCAGACCGGGGAGGAAAGGAGGCGGTTTTCCGACTAACTGTACTTTGCATAATCACATTTTCCTCTTTAGTATGTGAACACATGAAACGCGCATATAAATACCGGTTTTACCCGACAACTGAGCAGGCTGAGCTTTTAGCTCAGACGTTTGGCTGTGTGCGCTTCGTCTACAATTCCATCCTTCGTTGGCGTACCGATGCGTACTACGAGCGAAAAGAAAAGATCGGTTATCTACAGGCCAACGCTCGCCTTACGGCGCTCAAAAAAGAGCCTGAATACATATGGCTGAATGATGTTTCCTGCGTTCCCCTCCAGCAGTCGTTGCGCCACCAACAAGCCGCCTTTGCTAACTTCTTTGCCGGACGAGCTGCATATCCGGCTTTCAAAAGCAAACGGCACAAACAGGTGGCTGAGTTCACTGCCAGCGCGTTTAAACACCGTGACGGCGAGTTGTATATAGCAAAGAGCAAGTCGCCGCTGGATGTTCGCTGGAGTCGAGAATTACCATCTGCGCCGTCAACCGTTACCATTTCCAGAGATAGCGCTGGCAGGTACTTTGTTTCCTGCCTGTGTGAGTTTGAACCTGTATCAATGCCTGTTACCGCTAAAACGGTCGGCATTGATGTGGGCTTAAAAGATTTATTCGTCACCGATACCGGATTCAAAACCGACAATCCCCGCCACACCGCTAAATATGCGAAGCGATTAACGCTGCTACAGCGACGTTTAAGCAGGAAGCAAAAAGGCTCAAGAAACCGTATTAAAGCCCGCTTAAAGGTCGCCCGACTCCACGCGAAAATCGCCGATTGCCGGATGGACAATCTGCACAAGTTGTCCCGCAAACTGATTAACGAAAACCAAGTTGTTTGCGTCGAATCCCTCAAGGTGAAAAACATGATCCGCAACCCGAAGCTGTCTAAAGCAATAGCTGACGCAGGCTGGAGCGAACTTGTTCGCCAGCTCCAGTACAAAGGCAAATGGGCCGGGCGGTCAGTGGTCGCCATTGACCAGTATTTACCGTCCTCAAAATGCTGTAGTTGCTGCGGTTTCACCATGCAAAAAATGCCTCTTAATGTTCGTAAATGGCACTGCCCTGAATGCGGCGCAGACCATGATCGCGACATTAACGCGGCACGTAATATTAAAGCTGCCGGGCTGGCAGTGTTAGCCCACGGAGAGCCTGTAAACCCTGAATCGCAGCACGCGGCTTAG